TCTGTAACAAGTTCTTTTTCTCAAACAAGTCTACTAAGCCACTGTATGGATTCATACCTGTCTCATATGGAATCTTAACTTGTACACCTTCAAATGGTTTTGCGTAACGAGTCTTCATTACTTTACAACCTGCTCTAATACCTTTTACTTCTGATATCTTGTTACCATCTTCATCTTCTTTAAGTTTCATTTTCTTCATAGCAACTACAATACTCGAAGCATAGATAAAGCCTTGTCCACCTGATATTTTATCATCTGGATCAAACATGTCTTGACTTGCGTAAGTGTGGTTAGTTGCTACTAGTCCTACATTTGCATTACCAAACATGTTAACACAGTTACGTACCAGTGCAGTAAGTGCTTTAGGCTTACGTCCCATGTCGCCTTTAAGATCGCCTTTACCAAACTGATCAACGTCTGTAGGTGTTAGTAACATACCTAAACTGTCAATTACAAACAATACTTTGGGACGGTCATCTTCCGGCAGTGTTTTATATTCTCCCATAAAGTCACTTACTGTTTTAGCAACATCATCAATCATTGCCATGTTTAGTTTTAACAGTTTATCTTCTGATGTGTCTACATTAAGTGCTTTTAACCAGTCTTCGTCAAGTGCGTTCTCGCTATCAATTAGGATAACAAAAATGCCTTGCTCCTGTGCTGATTTTACAATATTACCAGAACAGATATAACTCTTTCCTGCGCCTGACTCTCCAGCAAATACAGTTACTTTGCCTAGTGGGATGCCTTTTTCAAAATCTCCACTAATAAGATAGTTTAGTGCATAGTTACCTGTGCTGACCCAGTCTGTAGGATCATTAAAGCCAAAACTAATACCGCTAATGCTCTTAGTTAAGCCTTTCCTAAATTTTGATACGTCGAAGGGTTTTTGTGCCATATTATTGCCTCATTAGTTTATATATGTAAGGAAATAGTTTTTCGCTGTCTGTGCCTCTGCGAGCATCTATTGCCTTTAAAAAATCTATAGTGCTGTTTGGATTCTTCTCAAACGGCTCTTGTATATATCTCAATAAATTCCTGTAACTATCTTCTAGTAAGTATCCAGGTTTTTCGTTAATCTTCTCTTGTAGTATAACACTAATCCTGTCTAGTGTCAATTTAGGAAGATGCCGAACATTAAGTGCTTCGGGTTGTAGTACAGGTCCAATTACAAATGCATTTGGATGAAAGTTCCAGTCATTCTTAAACTTTTCAATAAAGTAAAACACTGTAAATGCATTAAGACTAAAGTATAACATATTAAATGTTATCTTGTGTCCTAGGTCTTTGATCCAACGCAAGTTATGGCAGAACGTTGCCCACTGCCCGCCATAACGTATATACTCGTAGTCATCTCCCATGGTCTCAGCACTAACTGTCCAGTGTACGTTCTTAAACTTACATGCCAAATCAAATACTCGAGTATCAGTGTGACTTAAGTTAGTATTGATACGTAAACTTACATCTGGATTATGTTTAAGCAATAGCTCTAACAGTTCCTCATTCTCGGTCATAAGCATAGGCTCACCACCTGCTAAGTAAACATTTTTTAAGTTCTTAACATTGTCAAAAACATAGTTACGCAAGTCTGTGTAGTTGTCTTGACTTGGTTTAGGTTGATGTACGTTTAATTCCTGTGCCCATTTACTGCTAAACTCTGGACCACAATATATACAAGTAAAGTTACATGTGTTTTGCCAGCGCACATCTATTTGGTGTAGTTCGTGTGTGTTATGATCGTATATACCACGGTCTACATTGCGTAGTTCTTTAATATAGTATTTCCTATCACTTACAATGTTAAAGTCTGTTTTTTGTTCTTCCAATTTATGACATCCTTGACAACTTGTGTGTTTGTTATTGTTTTGGTGAGCTTGCTGTATTTCCGTATTTTTACTGCCCAACACAATATCACGTATTGGTGCAGTCTTTAAGTCGCCTATGTCCTCGTATGCTCTAATACAGTTCTTAACTTGCCCATCATGGTTTACCATTATGCCTGTCCAAGGCACAGGGCATCGTATTTCACTAGTAACGTATTCTTTTGCGTCCATTATGCTAGACTGATGTCGTATACTTCCATGCCAACTTGGTCATGGTCCAATATGTTAGTAAGTTTTTCTACCCATGCTGTAACATTAGCACCACCTTCACCTTGTGTGTCAACTTTGCCTGGACGCACAATAACTAACTGAGGCCAAGTCAAGTTGTTACGCAATACTTCTACTGCGGACTCTAGTGTACGTTTTTGATGATGATACTTTATCATGTCATAACCTTCTAAACAACTAACAGGCATACCTGCCATCATACTACTAATGTTAATAATCTTTTTACCTGGCTTGTCTCGCCAGTATTCGTAAACATCAAATAGCAATTCTGTTTGTGCGTATCCTTGTTGAGCATTGTTAAAGAACCAATCTGCTTGTGCAACACGTTCTGCTATACGATCGTGGTGTTGTATATCCCAACCATTACGCTTACTATAATCTAATACGGTATGTCCTTTTTTAACATAATGCTCTACTATGGCTTTACCAATACCGTTAGTGCCACCTGTAATTGCTATCTTCATAAGTAGTCCTTATAGTTAATCTTTCTAATAGTGTCCTGAAACAACAACCATTCAGACAGTTTATGGCTGTTGTCCTGTTCTGTGCCCACTACTTCAAAAAGATCCTTAGCAGGCTCTGTTAAAAAATTAGTATGTCGTACACTTAATACATCTGGAGATTCTAAAAATGCCCATGCCCAATTTACTTTTTTATCCTCGCAAAACTTCTTAATGTTAGGATAGTCTTGCAAGTTTAATGCACTTATTGTTGACCACACATCTAAATGAAAGTTATCATTTTTAAATTTGTTGTAGTAGTTAAATTGTTTTAACCATGTTTTCCAAGTAATAGGCCAACGTAAGTAGTCGTGTACTTTTTTGGTACCGTCTAAACTCATAGTTATTGTAACATCAATACCACGCTTTAACAATGGCTTTGGATCTATACGTAGACTGCCGTTCGTGTTTATTCTTATGTAACGTACATTTTGTGGAGGATGTTCTAGTAATTTCTTATAGTTAGGACTTGCTGTAGGTTCGCCACCGTTTATGTCTAGTTTAAGTATGCGTTCTTGTGGAAAGTCATAAAACTTATCAGTATTGTCAACGCTAATTTTATTATTTGCTATTGCGCCAAACTTTGTACTGAGATGTGGGTTGCAATGTTGACATGCTGAGTTGCAGATGTTATCTAATACTCCGCCTATTATGAGATAGTCTTTGCGTATGTTATACAGTTCTTGATGTTGCTTTTCAGCATACTGTCTTATGCTTTCTTTGCCTTCGTTTTCACTTACTCGACATCTGATACATTCGTCTGGCCAGTCTTTAAGATTTTGGTTCCACTCGCTGGCATTCATAGCATTGAACGATTCAAAACGTGGCGGTCTAACCATATGACCACAACGACTAACTGTGCCATCTGGATTTAATCTTGCAAAATGTCTAAATCTCGTACAATTCATTTATAGGTTCATTAAAAAATGTTATACTTAAAACTATACGTGGACCATAAGAAACCTTAACACCGTGTGGTATCTGACTGTTAAACACAATTGGTTTAGTAAAGAGCTTATGTGTAATTATGTCTGAGTTTGCTACCCATCCCTTCAAGTCATAGACTTCTCTATCAAATTTGTCCTTAACTCTGGGTCTATAACTAATATCCTCATCGTACCAATAGTTTATATTGCCAACACAGTTTTGTATGGGTATGTTAAGTTTAGCAACTACTGGTTTTGCATCTACATGCAAGTCTAGATGCCTAGTAAGATAGGTACATGCAATATCTCTAGGATGCCATTTCTTTTCCTTCACTAACCAGTTCATTAGCGTAGAGCAACTACGCAAACAGGTAGCTTCATCTATGTCGTTCCAGCCTTCTTCAAGATTATAGTGTGCAAGATGTTCCATAACTTCTTGCTGTATACCAATGATACTATGACACTCAATCTCTTTAAATGCTTTCATATATGCTCTTACTATGTTCAAAAACTTCTTTATAGTATTCCTTGTAGTCAGTTTTTAGTACACTGATAAGTTCGTCCCATTGTACTATTGCACCCAAGTAACGCTCCCATATCATTTTATCACAAGTCATATAGAACACTGCTTTATCTGTTACAAGTACTTCCGTCGTTTTGTACGGTACTTCGTGAAAGTCTGTTATGTCTTTCACTTGGTCTATACTCCTAAAACTAAAACTAGCAGTCTTATTCATATAACGGCGTAAGTTAATCAACGTATAAAACTGTGGTGCATAATGTCTATTTAAAAACAAGTACTGCGATGCATGGTTAACTGATATGTTGGTTTGTTGTAAAAAGGTGCTTAGTCCACTTTTAAACCTTGCAATAGGTTCTCGCCAGTATACTGTGATACTTGATGCTTGATATATTTCTTCCGTTGTTGCTAGTTTGTAGCCTTGTCTGTCTAAACTACTAGATGCGTTCTTAAGTACCTTAGCCACAAGGTCACCTGACGGTAACTTATATACCTCAGGATTATCTGGAAATAGTTCGTAATCTAGTTGTGTAAACATATCGAGTGTAGTATTAAAGCAGGTACCCACCTGGGTACCCGCTTCTAACTACTTACTACTAGGAGGTATTACTTCTGTCTATTTCTAATCATAGCCAAAATATCTTCTGCTCTCTGGCTACTTGGTTTTGCATCTTCTACCGGTGCAGTTGCTTCTGTAGGTACCTCTACTGCAACAGGCTCGGGGGTTGCTTCTACAGTTGGTGCTGGTGCAGGAGCAGTCTGTGTTGCTGGCGCACTTTCTCTAGGTTGTGCGTTAGCAATTTGAACGCCTGCTGGTCTGAAGTAACTTCCCCATTTTTCTGCATCATATGGTTGTCCATCTACTGATGCTTCAAACATCTCTTTCATAACTTTAAGAGCTGTCTCGTCTGGACGCTTGGGCAAGAAGTCTGCTAGATTGAATAAACCATATTGTTCTATAGCCGCTGTTTCTGTTGATGTAA